AAGAGGTAGTAATGGATATATTGCATCTTTTTTAACGGATGCTAATGACCCAGCTTTATTAGAAATCCCAGCTGGTAATTGGAATTTTGAAACATATTTAAATGCATCAAGCGGTGGTGGTAGTCCAACTTTTTACATTGAGTTGTATAAATACGATGGAACTACTTTTACGTTAATTGCTTCTAATAGTGCATTCCCTAAATTAATTAATGATGGAACAAGTATTGAGGCTTACTTTAGTGCTTTAGCCGTTCCTCAAACAAGTTTAACTTTAACTGATAGATTAGCAGTTCGTATTTATGTAACAACGGCTGGTAGGACAATTACTTTACACACAGAAAATAGCCATTTATGTCAAGTTATTACTACGTTCACAACAGGCTTAACGGCTTTAAATGGTTTGACTGCACAAGTACAATACTTAGCAACAGGAACAAGTGGAACGGATTTTAATATTTCAAGTGCAACGGCTACACATACTTTTAATCTACCTATTGCTTCGGCATCAAATACAGGTAAGTTAAGTTCAACGGATTGGACAACTTTTAATAACAAGCAGAATGCTTTAACTAACCCTGTAACAGGTACAGGTACAAGTGGACAGGTAGCTTACTTTAATGGTACATCAAGTATTACAAGTAATGCTGCATTTGCCTTTACTCCTACATCACAACTATTAGTTAATAATAGTGTTACGGCTGCATCTGCAATAGCAAGAGGTACTAACCTTACTCCTACATTAACGGCTGCGGCTAATAGTGATGTGCTTGTAGGATTGGATATAACACCTACATTCACTAATGGTGCATTTACAGGGGTAACGAATTGGAGTTTAAGAGCAAATGCAAATGCTCAAGTAAGAGGAAATACAACTCAATTTGGCTATGTATTTCAAGCATTAAATACAGCAGGTAGTAATATTTTTTATATAAGAGATGTTGGTGATGCTCTTTTAACTAATACTCTTTGGCTTGGCGCTCAAAATGGAAGCAACTTTATTAGTGGAGGTACATTAGGGATTACATCAAATACAGGAACAGTAGGACAGGCTTTTATTAGATTTACTCATAATAACAGCAACAATGCATTTAGGATATTAAATAATAGTAATATTGAATTAAATCCTGTAGCAGGTAACGTACTTATCGGAACAACCACAGACGCAGGTTTCCGTCTTGACGTTAATGGTACTGCAAGAGTACAGGGGACAACTACTATTACAGGTTCAACAACGGCTGCAAGTGCTATCGCTCGTGGTGCAAACCTTACGTCTACTTTAGTAGCAGCAGCAAACAATGATGTATTAGTAGGATTAGATATTAACCCTACGTTTACTAATGGTGCGTTTACGGGGGTAAGTAATACTGCGTTAAGCGTAAGAGGTAATAGTGCATTTAATTCTCAAAATACAATAACAGTACCCTCTCCTTTATATGCAAGTAGTACATTTTTATTTGTAGGTAATGCGGCATTAATAACTGCATCAAATAATACTAATAATAATGATTTATATTTATCAAGCAATTTTTATTATAATGGTACAAATAGTATTTATAGAACAACAAGTGCTGGTGCTACAATTGGTTTAGACGCAAATGGTGGTGTTCTTATTCAAACAGCGGTAAGTGGAACGGCTGGAGCTATTGCAAGTCCAACTCAAAGATTATATTTATTTAATAGTACAGGTAATTTACTACTACAATCAGGTGGTACTTTTACAGACGCAGGCTTTAGGTTAGATGTAAATGGTACTACAAGATTTCGTAATGTGGTAACTTTTAATTTTAATCTGTTAAATATAGATACAAGTGGTGGCGCTAGTTCAGCAAATAGATTTATGAGTGCTGACCAATTAGGAATGGGAGGATTTGCATTTGGTAGACAATCTAATAATACTTATTATTTTGAAATTAGAAATGGATTTTCAAATAATTATGGTCAATTTTTTGTAACTACTGCAACTAATGGAGGAAATGCAGCACCCACAGCTCCAAACGCTTCTGCTCAATTACAAGTAGATAGCACAACTCGTGGCTTCCTACCACCAAGAGGAACTAATGCACAAAGAAATGCAATATCAAGTCCTGCGGTAGGATTGATATTCTATTGTACTGATGCAACAGAAGGTCTTTATATTTATACATCAAGCGGGTGGAAGAGCCTTACAATGACATAACAATTTAAAATAAAATAAAAATGAAACAAATTCAACCTGTGGTATTCCCACTAAACTTAGGAACGGCAGTAATACTTAACGCTTATTGCATCAATGACAATCTAAGCACATCTGCTACTTTCTATTATGCACTTTTAAGTGATACTCAAAGTCAGTTACAACAAGGTAACTTAACAATGACAGGAGAAGATTACGATAATTGGGCAACAAACGAGTATGCTTACAATTGGGTAGCAGAACAAATTGATGTAACAATCACAGGTGATTATGTGCCTCCAGTACCTCCTCAACCAGAACCAATTGTTGAGGAATCTATTGAAGAAGGTATTTAATTAGATATTTAACTATATTTGTAAAAATTTAAATTTTATGTTACAATTAAGCGAAAAAGACTTGAACGAGCTTCAAGCATTCATCAACAAAATCCCAACTGAGTTCGGGTTGCCATTGTTAAACTTCTTTGGTAAGTTAGCAGAAGATCAAAAGCCTAAAGAGGAACCTAAAAACGAAGACTAAATGACTCAAGATAGCAGCCAAGCTTTAATCAATACCGGCGTCTCAATGACCGCCGCGACATTGTCAGTAACCCAAGCACAACCTTTTGTGACTTTAGTGGCCGGCTTGGTTGCTATTATTTCCGGTTTTATGGCAATAAGATATTACTATAAAGCAACTAAAAAATATGACTAGGTTTTTCTTACTCATATCACTTTTAGTCATTGCACTACTTTTAAGCAAGTCTTACAAGGCAAGCGATCCTATCGTTGTCATTACAACCGACACGCTTGAAATAAAGCATGACTCGCTTATATATCGTAAAGGCAAAGATATCCGAAAAGATACTACAATATACGATACAATATCCGTAAGCACACCAGTTGACACCATGGCGATACTTAAAGAGTATTTCGCTAAGCATATCTATAAGGACACAATAAGCATACAAGATGGCACAATCGCCATCACTGACACGATCAGCAAAAATGCAATCTTTGGCAGATCAGTAAGCGCAAGCATTACACATAAGATCATTAAAGAGGTGCGTGAACTGCGCATACCTTACCAGCCTAAAGGTGAACTTTATATAGGTGGCAATGCCACAACTAAAGGCACACTAGGAGCCGGACTTATTTACAAGACTCCATACAAAGGCCAGATCCAACTAAACATCAATACTAACAAAGAATTTCAAATAGGATATTTTAAAAAGATTTTATGACACTACCAATGACATTTAAGGATTTTGCAAAAAATCCAATAGTTGCAACGCTTTTTTTAGTATTGCTTGCAATATCATATTTATACATTGACGTCCGTACTACGTTCAAAGACCAGATCACCACACAAAATGTAAAGGTCGAAAAGCTAGATGATAAAGTTGATGTGATGCAAGTGGCCTTAAGAAGATGTGACTCATCATTGGCTGCGGCAACGGCTAAACTTAGCACACTTGAAAGCCTAGGCAAAATTCAAAATATTAAGTAATGAGGTACATATTTTTTATATTTATATTTGGATGCACGGCAACGGCCCAGCAGCCAAGCATAGAGACAAAAGAGGATATTGAGTTTGCAAAGCTTATGGAGCAAGTAAGCGCAACCAATGCTAAGTCTGTTGAGGTGCAAGCAAAGGCATCTAAAAAAGAGGCCGAACTGGTGCAGCAAGCAGTTGCAAAAATTACTGAATTAAAACAAGAGGTGACAATATTAAAAACAGAGTTAAATGATGTTAAAGCGACTTTGGATAGTGTTAGCAATGATACTGGTGTCAGTTTCAAGCTTTTCGCAATATCCGCAAATAAAGAAAATTAAGGATGACTCTGTTGTAATAATGACCATAGATCAAGGCAAAGAAATCAATGCTTTGTATATCGGATACAATAAGACAATAGATTCTTTAAAAAATAAAAGCATAAAAGATGACTCTTTACTCAATGTCTACATTTATAAAGCTAGCAAGCTTGAGAATTACAAATATCGCTACGAGGCTAACATGGAAACTTATCAAGCAAGAGAGCGAGAACTTGAAAAAATGGATAAATACCATGCTTGGCAAAAAATAATATTAATCTTTTTAGTAGTTTTTCAATTCAGTCAATTATAATATATGAAACAATTTTTCCAAGAAGAGAACGGCCGCTTTAGTATGAAGCGCCTTTGCGGTTTACTTTGCACAATAGCACTTTGTGTGACTATGTACCATAATCAATTTAGCGAAGAGCATACGGCTCCCAGTGCTATCTTAGTTGAGGCGGTGGCGATGCTTGCCTTTGGTACTTTAGGCCTTACTAGTGTCGAAAAGATTTTTAAAAAGAAAGAAAATGCCGAATAACGAAAAAAGAGCATTACTTATAGGAGCAATCTTATGGGTGGTGTTATTGACATATTTTATAATTAAAATGTTATAACAATGAGAGACCAAAAAACATTAGAGCGAATCCAATTGCTCCACCCTAAATTAAGAGACGAAGCGTTAACTATGTACGATGAAATCGTTGCAGCTTTAACTGGCACGGCAGCTTGTCGCTTTGCTTATACGCTTAGAACATTTGCCGAGCAAGATGCATTATTTGCACAAGGTAGAACAAAGCCTGGTTCAATAGTTACAAACGCACGTGGCGGTTCTTCATACCATAATTACGGATTAGCTATTGATATTGTTTTGTTAGTTGACAAAGATAAGAATGGCACTTTTGAGACTGCAAGTTGGGATTTAAAGACTGACTTTGATGGCGATGGTAAAAGTGATTGGCAAGAGATTGTAGCTATTTTTAAAAGATATGGCTACGAGTGGGGTGGCGACTGGAAATTCGTAGACGCTCCACATTTTCAAAAAACATTTGGCAAGTCTATTGCAGAATTAAAAGCGTTACATAATGCGGGCAAAGTTGACAAGAATGGTTTTGTTTTAATCTAAGCTTTAAAGCAAACGGCCCACAAAGAAAACAATCTTTGCGAGCCGTGCGAAATGCTAGTGGGGAAACTAGCTATTTATTGCATAAATAATAGTTGAGTGATCGCGCTTTAGAAACCTAGCAATTGAGGTACAATTATAGCCGTTAAAATAAGCAGCTTTTATAAAGTCATACCTTAGATCAACGATCTCTTGCTTGCGTGATCTGTCCAGCATTTGCTTGTATGTTAAGCCATTTTCTGCAAGGTAAGTCTCTGCCCATTTTTCAATGACTACTTTTGGCTTTAATTTACGATGCACAATTTTCTCAACTTTTACTATTTTTTCTACAACTACCGGTTGTAGTCTAGGCTCTAGCATTGCCTCAATACGCTTTAAAGCGTGTTCATTGCATCCAGTGTACAATTTAATGTAATTAAGAATTTCCTTCATTGTTGATTTTTACCTCGTTAAACAATCCAAGCAATTCACTTGCTCCTACCCAGCTTTTAAAAGCATTAAAGCTATCCTCGTCATTTTGTAAAAGGTGTGTAACTTTGCCTACCAGATCAATTTTTTCTATGATCGTAAGGTCTTGCCATTGTTGGTGATTCGCCATGTTAAAAGTTTTTAATTTTTGAAATAAGCGTTGCGGTTAAATACAACGTGATTGCTAAAGGAATTGACACTACCATAAAAAATGTCAATTCATAAATGAAAATCAAATAAGGCCTCATAAATTTTGCATTATAGCGGTGATTAAAAATGCAACGCATACAATGATAAATGCATACATTGGCTTGATTGACTCTTGAGCGTAGCGCTCGTTTGCTTTTTGTTGAGGACTTTTTAACTTGTTCATAATTGATGTTTTTGATTATGAAACAAAGCTAAAGTATTTTTATTTATTAAAAAAATATTTTTTTAAAATGACTTAAAGTAAAGTCTTTTTTATTCTGTACCATCCCAAAAATGCGATCTTCAATGCCGCCACTAGTGAATATCCAGTACACATGTGAGGCGGATTTGCGGTCTTTTGTCTGCATTCTGGCTCTTGATTGCCAATAACTTACGGCGCTAAAGTCAATGTTATACATGACAAGCGCCTCTGCGCTGCTTAGATTTATGCCTTCACGGCCCGACTGGATCTGGGAAATAAACACTGCGTCACCATCTGCCTCATTAAAGGCCATTGGATCCTCTATAATACGCCCAGCAAATGTGTATCTTAGCTGCATGCCCTCTGCAATATACTTGTAAAATATGGCTATCTTTTGGCCTTTAAATCGCTCTTTAATAAATGTAGCTTTTGTGTCATCAAAGATTACCGCATTGCCATCCTCAGTCTTGACTGATCCGCTACAAATTTGATGGATCTTTTGCATCTCTTTGACCGCCGTATCTGCAAGCACAACTTGTCCATCTTTAGTCTTGAACAATTTATCTTTTTTAATCTTATCAACTGCCCACTTAACCTTATCACTCATTTTTACATATAAGATCGTCTCTTGCACTAAAGACTCAAATCCAGCCTCTTCTTGCGTATAAGTCAACATTAAATGCTGGATGTCCGACTGGATGCGCTCTTGCTTCACTTTGCTATAATCTGCCAATTCTCTGTTATAAACATATTTCTTGGCCGGAATGCCATACTCTTTGTGCCATGCATAAAAGTTTTTAAAGTCTTTAAATGGACTAAAACTACTCACCCAGAATTGATGATAAAACTGCGCATAAGTCTCTGGACTAGGTGTGCCGCTTAAATAAATGATCGGTTTGCCTATGCATAAAATCATTAATGCTTTAGTTCGCTCCGATGGTTGTGGGTATTGGCCCAATGCATGCGCCTCATCTATAATGATAAAATCATAATTCTGTACGCATTTATGTACGCTTTCATAATTAATGATCAGTAAATCATATAAACAATTGGACTGCTTAAAGTCATCCTCTATGCTTGAGATTGCTTTTTTTTTAGTTACAAACAATACTTTCTTTGCACCATATAAACTAGCAATATGCAAGCTGGTGATCGTCTTACCAGTGCGCACTTGCATCGCCAAATAAACAAGCTTAAATTCTCTTAAGATGTCAATTGCTTGCTCTGCTATGTCTACTTGATAGTCTCTTAGTTGCATGTCAAAAAGTTAAAATATTGACTTATGTTAATGTAATATGTGTCAAAAAGATAAGGCCGGCATTCCCTAATTACTATAATTATTTCTATTATTGTTATTTTTGCCGGCCTTTTGCCTAATCATATTTAATTGCTCAAAGGCTATGCAATGTTATATTAAGCCGTCTTGTAGCGGCTCGTCCTCTTTTTGATCCACACGTCTGTAACCCTCTTTCCAGAGAATGCGTGTAAGCATGACTGAATTTTTTACTATGGTAGCCTCGGAATTACGAGGATAAAGCAAATGCAATACCTCATGTATTAATATTTCTAGATGCTTTTTGCCTTTTAATCGCTCGTCAATTTCAATAACACCATCGCTACTGGCAAGGCCGTGTGCTTGCTCTCTGCCAAGTTTGCGATATATGATTTTGATCTTAAGCATCTTTCTTTAATTCTATTTCATCCAAACGATCTAATTGATCACTAGGCGTGAAAATAATTTGGCCGCCGCGTACCTTAGCAAGATAACGTCTTATTTCTTGTTCAATGCCATGCACCTCTGCCAGCTTATTAGTAAGCCATGTCTCTTGCTCGGATAGTTTCATTTTATTAAATAACTTTGGTAGTCTCATATTCAAATTGTATTAATAGATCAATGTAGTGCTTTGCCTTTTTTAAATCTTCAATGCCATTTTTGTTGCGATGTCTTATCACATACTTGATAATGTTGCCCTCAATAAAAGGTATATTATTTGCATGTATAAATTCAGTTGGCTGGATCTTGCAATCCTTATAATGCGATCCGCCTACTTGTCCGTCTTTCGGTGAAATTTCCCACATGTCTTGCATTTATAAATTATTTTAATTGTGCCGCTAGATAAAATTTGTCTGCTATGTTTATGCAAATCATCCGATCCACATTCTGGACATGTGCCTTTATACTCGCCAAAGATAACACCATAGTGCGTCTTGGCATCTATGTGATTATTTAAAAGCTTGTGTACTTTCTCAAGTAATACAACATCCATCTTGCAATATTTCACCATCTTAGCAAGTGCTACCTTGTCATTTTTTAATGCGATGTCTTTCCAAAGATCAAACTCTGTTTTAATCTTTTGGCCGATCCCTAAAAACGTAGCAATGTAGTTAAGTTTATTTGAGTTGAACTTAAACTTTGAGCGCGCCACTTTCAAAGTATCAATCGTTGTGTATTTTGGGAACATGTCAATGCCGTGAAACAAACATCTAGTGCGCACCCATGCAAGATCAAACTTGTCACCATTATGTCCAATGATCTCATCTGCCGTGTTAAGCACTTTGATAAAATCATTGAGCATCTTTTTATCATTCTGCTTGCTATCCCAAGTCAAAGCATGTGTCTCTTTCTCATCTTCCCACTTATAGCAAATGCAAATGATTGCACGCTCTTTAATAATATTTTGTGGCCCAATGTTTAATTTAAACCCACTTTGCCAAAAGAAACCGATGTTTGCACTGGTCTCAATGTCAAAATATAATCGTTTTCTTTTGGTAGTCATGGGATAAAGTTATTACTTTTTGTGAGAAAGTTGATAACTAAATTCTTTTGGCCTATCATTCTCATGCTCTGCGTGCCACAATTGCTGGACGGCTTGGAATAATGACCACTGCTTTGTGGTGTCCATCTCAGTCACCATCTGCCATCCTTTGCCTTGTATGGCATCGCCTTTGCCGGCAGTCCTAGTCTTAGCATTTAGCCATAAGATAGCCACGCCATCAATCCTCGGCATGGCCTCTGTGTGATCTAATGCTGCATTATATAATTCACGATATGCAGCCAACTGCAACCAGTACGAATTGTAAATGCCGTTACTGGTCTTAATGTCAAGCACATAAGTCTTGCTATCAATAGTGCATACACGATCAATAGTGCCAGCAAAGCCTAAGCCACTGCTGATAAATGTTTGTTCAACTAAATGATGCTCTGGCTTATGGTTTACGCTGAACTCAACATAGCGCTCAAACATTGACCATTCCTCAAGTGAGTATTTAGGCTTGCCATATTCGTCAAGCAAAGTACACTCAATGCCTTGATCATAGTCCTCAGTCAGTTGATGCACACTTGATCCGCGCTTGCCGGCTGCGTCACGGATCTCATCCGCTTTGCTGCCTACCTCTTTCATCCACATGATAAGTTGTGCTGGCTTTGGGTATGCCTCAAGCAAAGTGGTGGCACTAGGGAAATAGTTGCCGTTTTCATCTGTGTAGAATCGGCCGTCTTTAAATGTTAGCTGGTTTGATGTTTGATTTTTGATTAGCATATAATTTCTTTAATGGTGATCTCATCTGTTTTTTCTCTGCCGCCGTTCTTGGCGATCTGGTTTGCTATCTCTTCGGCTTGCTCTAAAGTAGCAAAGCCTTTTATAAATTTTCCATCTACTCTAATAAAGTATCTATCTTCATTAAAGATCAAATCTGTTTCTTTTGTAATTTTTACAACTGGCATAAAAAATATTTATTGGTTTAAAAAAGTGCAGCTTTTTGTACGGAAGCTGCAAACCGCTAACCAATAATCACCAACTAAAAAGGTGTTTCATCCTCAGCGTCAAGCACTGGATTGTTATCATTTGCATCTGCAAAAAGTTTAAATGCCATTTGCTCTAGGAATTGCATCATGTCGGAATCATCCCACTGCTCTTTGCCTTTGACCTTGATCTTCACCATTTGTGGCAATCCGTTTGGATCCTCTCTGGTATAAGCTGGTGCAATTTTCTCGCCATCTTGATACAAAGTTACACCAGTGATGATCTTTGTAGCGTCAAGCTTGTCCTTCATTGCCCAAGGCATAAAACGTACATCTTTAGATGTGTCTAGATTTGGCAATGCTTTTAAAAAGCTTGATGCATAGCGACTGGAATAAGGCAAGCTAACTACATAGCTAGCATCACCATCCTTAAAATGCAATTGCCACTGCGTGCCATAGTCATTGGTGCGCGTGGTGATGTTCTCTAGTGTTGCAGTGAGATCCTTAAATCTCTCTTCATATACTAGCTTGCCGGTTTTTGTTAAGCGCTCCGTTGTGCGCTCGGTTGCTTGTTTGTGTTGGCGTACTAAGTTGCCGTCCGCAACACTGAGGTAAGTTGTGTTAACACCTCCTAAATTTGATAAAGCCATAAATTAAATATCGTTTGTTTTATAACGATAAGACAAAACTAAAGTATTTATTTTAAATAAAAAAACTTTTTTTTTAAATTTATTTAGATTATGTTTGCAGCATGCTAACAATAACCAACGAAGATAACATGACCTTAATGGCCCGCTACCCGGATAAGCACTTTGATTTGGCCATAGTTGATCCGCCATATGGGATAGGCGAAGACGGATCTAAAAATAAAACTAGAACCGGAGGCCTTGCTAAGCCTAAAGATTATAAAGCTTTTGCAGGAAATGATATTAGTTCTCCAAATATTGAATATTTTAACGAATTAATAAGAGTAAGTAAAAACCAAATTATTTTTGGTGCTAATCATTTTATAAGTAAAATACCTTTTGATTCATCTTGTTGGATAGTTTGGGATAAAGATAACGGCAATACAGATTTTGCAGATTGTGAGTTAGCTTGGACAAGTTTTAAAACTTCAGTTAGAAAATATAAATTTAAATGGCAAGGGATGCTTCAAGAAAATATGAAAAATAAAGAGTTAAGAATACACCCAACTCAAAAGCCGGTAGCTCTTTACAAATGGCTACTTGATAAATACGCAAAGCCAGGTGATAAGATTATAGACACGCACCTAGGCTCCGGATCAATAGCAATAGCTTGCCACGATTACAAATTTGATTTAACCGCGTGCGAGCTTGATGCTGAATACTATAACAAAGCAATGGATCGCATTAACAATCATACAAAACAACAAAAACTATTCTAAATGAAAAAAGAAACACGAGGCCGTAAGGCATTACCCGCAAAAGAAAAAAAGCAACCATTATACATAATGGTCAAGCAGAAATTTATTAAAGAAGTTAACCCAAAACTTAAAGAACTTGAGAGAGAGTATTCTACAAAGTAAAGTGATCCGACATTTTGAATTGCTAGGCTGGTACGTTGTAAAAATAATACAATGCAATAAAAACGGGATGCCCGACCTTATGCTTTTAAAAGATGGCAAGACATTCTTTATAGAGTGCAAGGCCGAAAAAGGCCGGCTTAGTGAATTGCAAAAGTACCGGCATGAGCAACTACAAGAACTAGGATTTGAAGTGAGAACAATTTATAAAATGCAAGAAATTAACCAATGATAAAAGCAGCCAACTACTATGCAAAGCAAGGATTCTCTGTTATACCAATCGGAGAAAATAAGCGTGCCGTTTTTCCTTGGACGGAATTTCAGTCAAGCATCATGGATGATGCAACAATACAACACCAGTTCACAAATGATCGTTGCAAGAACATTGCGATCATAGGTGGTGCCGTATCTGGCGGACTTGAGATTATAGATGTTGATCTTAAATATGATGTGAGCGGCAACCTTTGGCAAAGACTACAAGATGCACTGGCTGATCTTATGCCGCTACTTTATGTAGTGCGCACAAAGTCCGGCGGTTATCATTTGTACTACCGATGCGAAGAGGTGCAAGGCAATCAAAAGCTTGCCATGCGGAACGCAACAAAAGATGAACTAAAAGAAACACCACACGCAAAAGAGATTGTGTTAATTGAGACGCGCGGTGAGGGTGGCTATGTATTAGCGCCGCCATCCGAAGGCTACACAAAAGAGAAAGAATTTAAGGTGAATATAATCTCTCTGGAACAGAGAGATAGTATCCTCTCAATTTGCAGATCATTCAATGAAGTGGTCAAAGAGGTGCGCACGCAAGTAGTGGCTGACTCGGACACTTACCAAACAACGCCGTGGGATGACTACAATAGCAAATGTGATGTGGTGGCACTACTTGAGGCGCATGGCTGGACTTACATAGAGTCGCGTGGTGAGCGTGACTTTCTTAAAAGGCCCGGCAAGACTGACTCGCACATCTCGGCCGATTATCACAAAGGCCTTGGACTATTTAAAGTATTTAGCACAAGCACAGAGTTTGACACTGGCAAAGGATATAAGCCATTCGCTATCTATGCGACACTAGAGCATAATGGTAACTTTAGCGAAGCTGCAAAGCAACTGGTAAAGGATGGCTATGGTGAGCAACGAAATAGGATCGGAGGCAACATAAAAAAAGACTTTGTCAACAAAAAAGATGAAGGCATTGACAATGAAAACATCGCAGCATTTTTATCACAAAAGCATAAGCTTGACATCAAGCAAGCTAAAAAGCTAGTGCAAGACATGGACTCGGATAATGACACGCAACTGCTAACATTCTGGTCAGTAACAAAAGGACAGATCACAATTGATCGTTATAAACTGATTAGTCTATTATCAAATGAAGGTGGCTTTTATCTTTACTACTATGATAAAAAGTTAAACTATCAACTGGTGCGTGTAGTAGATAACTTTGTCAGCGAGACTAACATTGAGCAGATTAAAAAGTATTTGATCAATTACATAGATGCTATCCCTTATGATAACTTTGACGGCATCAATAAGATGCGACTGCGTGAAGTGATCTACAAAGGCGCAGATGCTTATTTTAATAAAGCACTCTTTGAGTTTATGCCTAACATAGAATTAAAGTTTTTAAAGCATACCAAAGACTCTGCATATTATCCATTCCTTAACGGCGTGGTGCATGTCACAAAAGATAAAAAGGAATTGCTTAAGTATGGCGCTATCAATATGCATGTGTGGCGCGATCAAGTGATCCAGTACAAGATTGACATTGATCATGACATCGACTATGAGAATGTGCAGTACACTAAATTCATTAACAAGATCAGCAATTCGGACAAAGAGCGTGAAGCTTATGCAATTAGTTTGATTGGTTATCTTTTGCATACTTACAAAGATCCTACCAAATCTTTTGCAGTGATCCTAGCAGAAGAGACAGAAGATGAGGCACAAGGTGGTGGCGCCGGCAAAGGTCTATTCTTTAAAGCTATTGGCAAACTGATCAATTTAGTATCTATTGATGGCAAAAACTTTAAGCTTGACAAGTCCTTTGCATTCCAAAGAGTTGAGTTAAGCACGCAATTGATAGTCATTGAGGATTGCCGTAAGAATGTAGACTTTGAAGGATTCTACTCTAAGATCACAGAAGGTGTGACAATAGAAAAGAAAAACAAAGACGAGGTTTATATTTCCTACGAGGACTCACCGAAGTTTGGATTCACTACCAACTACACAATCAACTACTCTGGTGGTCATGGCAAAAGAAGAGTTAAGGTGATTGAGTTTAGCAGTTTCTTTAATCATAAGAACACACCGCTTGATTTCTTTGGAGGCAAAGCTTTATTTAATGACTGGGATCATGACGAGTGGAATCGCTTTTACAATTACATGATTGAGTGCGTCCAGATATATCTTGAGGCCGGCATCCCAGCACTGGACAATAGTGATACCATCATCCGTAAGAATGTAAAGCTTAATTTCACAGAGGATTTCTTAGACTACTATGATAGCTTAGAAGGTGACAAGTGGATGGAGTTTGGCATTGAGTACACATCATTTTTAAACACCAACGATCTTGACAAAAAAGACTACACCCAAATAAGATTTAAAAAGGGCATACAAGTTGCCAGTGATCTGTTTGGATATATTATTGAAACAAGACGAAATCGTCAAAATAACAACAAACATGAGTTTAAAATCTTATCTAAGTCCGATAGCAGCATTTGAAAAATGGCTAAAGGATAACCCAGAAGGTGGCATTTTTGAGTGGGATGGACAAAAAGTGAAGGTAGAAAAGCGTCAAAATTGTGCAAAAACAATCAAAAATGTGCATGTTGCACAATTTTCGCACAATTTTGAAACTACTTAAATCATTGATTTACAATAGAATATAATATTTGTACTCGATGTACTCTATTTTTTTGATTTTCTTAGGGGGGGGTATAAAAATAAAAAAGAATAGTATAGGAAGAAAAAAACACGCAAAAACCGAGTACATTGAGTACATTTGTACAAAGCCATGAAAGATTGCTATAAACATATTGAAAGCATCTATCGCTCACCACAGATTAATCAACTGATCAAAAGTGTGCGTCCAGAGTCATTGCAAGACGATTTAAGGCAAGAAATGGCTTTAGCCTTACTCGGCATCGATTGTGAAAAGATAAACGAAATATGGGCCTCTAATGGCCTTTTAGGATTTTCTATTAAGATTATTACAAATATGGCCTTTAGCAGCACAAGCCAATTTTATAAGAAGTTTAGGAAAAATGAATATGAGAAAGCGATCATGTACCTAAAAAGCCAGCTAAAGTTACCAGAATTAAATCCTACCTTTGCTAAGATAGCAAATCAAAGATTGATTGACAAGTATGGTGAAGATGAGATGCAAGCACACGAGGCAATACTTTTCAATAAATATGTTGAGTTTAGATCATGTAAAAAGGTAGCGGAGTTTTATAACATACCAGAAAAACATGTCAAAGATATTATTCGTAAAACAAAACTTGAGTTAAAGCATTTATGTCTTAACACTAATAATTAAGATTATGAAAACAGCAATGCAAGAAGCAATAGAACTTGTAAAAAAATATGACAATAGAGAAATACCAATGAAGGTTTTATTCTATAATTTAGAACTATTACAAGAAAAAGAAAAAGAGCAGATAATGGATGCATATATAAGTGATAGAATTCCTTGTTCGGAACAAGATGCAGAAGATTATTATTTTTCAATGTATAAAATTGAAAAAATAACAATAACTGAACATAACCAAAACAAATAACATTATGCTTACAATCATTTTAGCTGCTTTTTTCTTTGCTTATTATTTCGTGAACGTGGCACGGATAATTTACTTTATTAAAAAGGTATGGCAGATTCCTTTTGAGAAAAGGATCAAGCCTTTTGACTGCGTGACATGCTTAAGCGTATGGATGGCAGTCTTATTTTATTTCTTGCCTTTTGAGTTTGTGCAATTTATTTGTGTTATATTTGGTGCTGGATTTATTGGACAAAAAATTAAATAATTATGCAACCAGTACTTTTGCCGATCCTTTGTCACAATAGTGATACAATCTTATTTAGTGAACTGGGTGTCGATTACAAATTCAGTGATCTAGAAGAGGTTGAGTTTTTATTTTTTAGCATAGACTATGCATGTGGCAATTTTAAGCAAGGCAAAGAGTACACAGAGATTGTGTGTGATGGCGATGCTTATGTTGTCAATTTAACTTTTGATCAATTTAAACAACTATTTATATCATGGCAAAAGTAACTAGCGATGCGCGCAAGGTCACATTTGGCAAACGCAAAATAGGATCGGCAAAAAAAAGCTATAACAAGCACTCACCCAAACCTAAGAAATATCGTGGACAAGGCAGATAAGATTATACAAGTACTTGGCATCACACAAAAGCTAAGCGGTTGCGGATGGCATAGAGTTATGCTGCCTTTATCATTCTTGCCAGATTCATACAACCATGTGTGCAATGTGCCTACAAAAGAAATACTTGAAGAGAGGCAGTTTGATATTTTATTGTACAACAGATTCAGTCAATTTGATATTGATTGGGATGAAACAAAGCAGCACTTTAAAGTAGTGATGGATTTGGATGATGACTGGGAATTGCCATACAACCATCCGTTGTATTATGGATACGAGGCACACAAAAAGCGGATCATTAACAACATCTTTAATGCTGATCTTGTGACATGCACAAACGAAAGGATCGCTGACAAGGTGAGCAAGTACAACAAGAAAGTATTAGTGCTGCCTAACTGCATACCTTATGGTGAGCATCAATACAATGGTGACAAATACGAAAGCGACAAGACTCGTATCTTTTGGGCCGGCGGATCTACACACCTTGAGGACATCAAGTTGCTTGCAAATCCTTTTAAAAGACTGACTGCATTAAAAGAAATTGAGATGGTGCTTGGCGGATATACTGACACAGATCCAGTGAGCAAATCATACTGGGATAAGATACACTCAATGTTTACGAATGGCGGCAAGTTAGCTAATAGAAAACTTGTTAGCGAACTGCCAAGCAATTACATGGAGCATTTTAAACATGCAGACATTATGGTTGTACCTTTGCAAGAGTCACCATGGCATGCGAGCAAAAGTAATTTAAAGCTACTTGAGGCGGCAGCTAAAAGAGTGGCAGTGATAGTGAGCGATGTTGAGCCATACAACCTAGACAAAGATGCACCAGTGCTATGGGTAAAAAATCAAGCAGACTGGTTTAAGCATTTATCATATTTAGTAAACAACCCAGATGAAAGAATCAAGATGGGCAATAATCTTTTTGAGTGGGCAAAAAACAAATACAATCATGAGCGAATTAATGAAGCTAGACGATCGGCATTTGCAGACCTTGTTAAGGCATAAGCATTTTTATGATCTATTCAAGACAACTGGTGAACTGGTTGGATTTACACATGAGATCCAAAATGAACTGGTAGAAATCATGCGCATAAAAGATCCGTACTACACATACAACGGCAGATGTGGTGCATGCGTGGGATCATTTTTAGTTAACGTTTATAAAACATATAATGAGTACATTCATTCATAAAACGGCCATAGTAGGGCCAAATGTCACACTAGGTGACAATGTTTACATCGGGCCATATTGTGTGATCGGTGAGCCAGCAGAGCATAAACTATTCTGGAATGCGCCAATAGGCGAAGTTGTGATCGGTGATGATTGCGTGATCACTGGTCATGTGACTATTGATGCCGGCACAATTGACAAGACAATAATCGGTGCTGGTGTCTGGATGCTTAAGCATTCACATGTAGGTCATGACTGCGTGATCGGTAACAATGTGACGATCAGTTGCGGTGCAAAGGTTGGTGGCCATACGATTGTCGGTGATGGCTGCAACATTGGACTTAATGCAGTGATCCATCAAAAGCAAATCATTGCTAAAGGATGCATGATCGGTATGGGTGCCGTGGTGACAAGAAAGCTACACACTACACATTCGACAAAGTATGCTGGCAACCCAGCAAAAGAAATAGGCAAAAATATATTTTAAATGAGAGTATTAATAGCTGGCTTGATTTATGGCAAAAGACCTAGATCAGTCATTATAGATAATTGCACAAAGACTGGCTATCATGCTGAAACTATCTTAATTGATACAGAAGGCATAGCCAACGCAATGAATGAAGCTATTGACATTGCTGGTGTGGATGGCTATGATGCAATTGCTTATCTAGCAAATGACATCATTGAGCCGGACAATTGGCTTGCTAAAAAGGTTGAGGCATTGCAGACTTACCCAGATGCCGGCATTGTAGCAAGCAGCTTGGACAGAGAAAGGCGTGGCATAAAGAGTCAGCATATCATAAGCAATTGGCTACTTAGTATGAAGGTAGTTGATAAGATCGGCATCTTTAATGAGTCCATGTTTCCTTATGGGCCTATTGATCTGGACTATTGTGAGAGGGCCAACATAGCTGGATTTAATACTTACTATGTGATGGACTGCCTTGCAGAGCATATAGGCGGACATGCATCGGGTGACGAGTATGGGTACAATAAGACCGAACTATTACAAAAGAACTGGGCCAAGCATGAAGCTGACATAAGAGGCTATCGCGATGGCACTAAAAATATAAAACTATGGAAATAAGAGAAAGCGTGACTAGAAAGTTTAAGGACATAGATGAAGAGAAATTGATGGAGTTGGCCTTTGCATATTGCGACAATTGCATGGAGGGCCAAAAGCAAGTGGCAACTGGATCGGGCAAGATTGTTGAGATTAGAGATCGCTTTGTGCCAACGATTGACTATTTCTTGGATCATTGGTTAAGAAAGCATGACTTTGAATTTTACACTAAGATGGGCCTTTGGAAAGTAAGGCAAGATCCTACGCATCCTTATCATGAGGTTGCTAATAGGATTGTATTTATGTTTAAGTCATTAGCTATTGACATAGTAGCAAATGAAGGCAAAGCAATTTTCTACGCAAAGAATGCACTTGGCATGACTGATCGCGCAACTACTGAAAATACAAACATAGATACAATTACAATCAAGTATGAATCTTGATATAAAACTACCTAAGCCACACCCAGCGCAAAAGCAAGTGCTTGACTCGGAGGCAAGGTTTAGGGTAATGATGTGTGGTCGAAGATTTGGCAAGTCATTGATCAGTCAAAACATATCTATTGAGACTGGCTTAAAGAGACAACATGTTGCATACATCACACCAACCTACCAGCTTGGCAAGATGTTCTTTAAGGAAATATGCAAGATATTACCAGACAAGGTTTATAAAAAGAATGAGACTGATTTGCTTATTGACTTTGTCACTGGCGGATCAGTTCGCTTTTATACTGGTGAGAGGCTTGACGCAATGCGTGGTACTAAGTATCATCTGGTGATCATAGATGAGGCATCCTACATTCCAAATCTAGAGGATGGCTGGAATAATTCAATAAGGCCAACGCTTACTGACTACAAAGGCAAGGCTATATTTTTAAGCACGCCAAGAGGTAAGAACTATTTTTATAGCATGTTTATGCGTGGCGGTGAACCTAACTGGGAATCGTTTAAATTTACTACTTATGATAACCCTCACATCGATCCCACTGAAATTGACGCAGCAGCAGCACAACTACCAGCAGTGGTATTCAAGCAAGAGTACATGGCAGATCCTATGGAAAATGCAGCCAACCCTTTTGGTAGCGATTTCATCTATGCATGCACAAAAGAAACAAAAGGTGTAGCTGCTTATTATGGTATTGACTTAGCTAAGTCTGTTGACTGGTCAGTAATCATAGGGATGGACAAGCAAGGTAATGTAGTACATTTTGAGCGCTTTCAAAAAGACTGGATGCAAACCAAAGAGACAATCTTAAGATTGCCAAAGAATCTACCGATCGTAATTGATAGCACTGGTGTTGGTGATGCCATAGTTGAAGAGTTACAAAAGAAATTTACACAGATGCACGGCTTTAAGTTTACGGCTACAAGCAAGCAGCAATTGCTTGAGTCTTTAAGCAGTGCTATTCAAACTAAGTCAATTAGCTATCCAGATGGCCCGATCAAGCAAGAGTTGGAGGTTTTTGAGTACACATTTACGCCAACTGGCGTGCGTTACTCTGCACCGCAAGGCTTTCATGATGACTGCGTAATCGCTTTGGCTCTGGCAAATAAATGCCGTATTGATCACAAGCAAGTTGGTAAATACCATGTTATATAAAATTTATACTTACTATTTATGAAGTTAACGATTGACAAATTCCAAAAGCTACAATCAATAGCAACACTTGAGACAGATGAATTTTTAAAGGCAACTAGGCTAGTCCAAGTATTGCTTGATAAAAGCGAGGCAGAGATTGACGCTATGCCAATTAAAAAGTTTGCAGTATTATGTCAAAAGCTACACAACGCCTTTGATATAAAAGTAAACGAGGCAACAATGGCAAAGCCTAAGCAGATCATATATTGCAACAATAAGGTGTATCATTTAAATTTTGACATAAAGCCTCCATTTAACACTGGGCGATATATTGAGGTCTTGACATTTAGTAAAGATGATCCTATTATCAACATGCACAATATACTTGCCAGCATTTGTACTCCTATGAGATGGAGCTGGCGCAAGCTTAACTTTGTCAAACAAAAGTACGATGTGTCTAAGCATGAGGAATATGCAAACGATATGAAACAAGCAAACTTTAAGCACGGATATTTCGCAATGGTTTTTTTTTATCAAGTCTTAAAAGCTTCAACCAACAATACGATGGATTGTTTGACGGCGGAGATGAACTTGAGGAAACTAGACAAAAAAAGAGTGCAACAATTGAGGAAAGTTTTGCAAGCAATTGGGGGTGGGTATTCAATGCAAAGCAAGTAAGTGAGTTTGAGGCAATACCTTTAGATCAAGTTTATGACTTATCAGTCATTCAGTTTCTTAACGATTTGTCCTATTTAAAAAGTAAAAAGCAACTAGATGAGCATCAATATAAACAAAGCACAAGCGGACTTTCTTAGGGAAGGCGGCGATTTTGGTGGTACTGACATCATAGAGTTCGGTGTGGTAAATGGCGTGCTTGAGCAATATGGTGAGGAATTTCTAAAAAACATTAGCTATTTTGCTAACAATAAAAAGGTTGCTGCTAGCGGTGATTTGCTTGCTAATATGATCCCAGAGATAGTTGAGCAAAATGGTGCAACTATCTTTAGACTAAGGATGCTTGACTATTATGACTATCCCAATGAGGGGGTAAAAGGTGTCGATAGTTCAACAAATGCACCTAAGTCACCATATCAATACAAGAACTATGGCATGCCAGCAAGCGGCCGAGCATCGCTAAAAAAATACATACAGAGTGGGAAAGCAAAGATTACAAGCGTAACAAATGACAAGGCGCTAGGTAAAGGTGGCGAAAGAATAGGCGTAAGCTTTAGCAAAAAAGGATCTTTAATTGATAGGCAAGTTGAGACTTTATCTTACTTAATTAAAAAGTTTGGTATAAAAACAACTAACTATTTCACGGATGCCTTTAACAAGACATTTGAGAATTTTGAGGTTAAGATGGCGGAGGCAATAGAATCGGACATTGTGATCACATTTGAGAGAATTAATTTGAATAAAAGTAATAAATAATGGCAATAACAAACTTAGGTTATCCAAGTGGCAGTCCATCGGTGCAAGACACTCTTTGGCATATTTTTGACTCAAACATAACAAGCGCAGACTTAAAGTATGTTGTTGATCTTTACGTTGGCGGATCGCAACAAGTAAGAGTTAAGCTTTACCCAGATCCATCAAACGGCATCGGGTATTTTGATGCTGGGTCTATCATAAGAAATACAATGACTTACCAGTGGCTAACACCAAATACAAACGTATTAATGTGCGAGCCAAATGTGAGCGGACAAATAGCACAATCTTATCAATATAGGATCGGTGAGGAATATAGCGGCGTGACTTATTTAAACTTAGCCAGTGGCAATGTTACTGCTTATAATTTTGTGGCTCCTACATTTGAGCGTAAAGTCACAGACTTAAGCGTTTACAATGGAAAAGCATTAAGCAATAGGCCAGAGGAAATAAATGCAAAACTAGGTGAAAATATATACATTGGCGCAAAGGATGTGAGCGGACTGGTTGTGTCAACTTACAATTATAGCAATGTTAAGATTGCAGATACTACTTATTCCCTTGGAGGCACTAAGGCTTTTGCGCAGCTTAACGTAGGATCGCCGGCTTTAAACAACCCTACTGCCGTGATCACATCATCTGTTAAATACTACACGATTACTTTAGGCACTAGCACATATAGAGTTAATTTGGAATGCAATCCTAAATACACTAGCTACAACCTACACTTTATGAATCACCTAGGCATGTTTGACACTGCTAAATTTGATCTAGCATCAAGGCTAACAATGGACGTGCAAAGAAAGTCTTATGAAAAAAGAGACTACACTTTAGGCGCGTCATCTGTTACTTATTATGATGCCAATAAAAAGTATGTTGATAGCAAGGTGAACTATCTAAATAAAAAGGATCATGCCTATAAGCTTACAATGAATGCACCGACAGATAGTCAATTTGAATGGCTTGCAGAGTTAATTGACTCACCGCAAGTTTACTTTGAGTTGGATGGTTATTTTTATCCAGTAAGCATTAAGAATACAAATTTTGAATATAGCAAATATGTCAATAATAGATTAAGAGTTTTTGAGGTAGATATTGACATCAATCAAACACGCTTTAGCCAATTAAGATAACATGACTAGAATATTTATTGAAGGATATGAACTTGATTTGACGCAAGGCTTAAGCAACCAGATTACTTATGCCATTGATGATCTACAAAACCTAGATAGCAAAAGCACCAGCTTTACAAAGACAATAGTATTGCCCGGCACTGCTAACAATAATAAATTGCTAGGCAATATCTTTGATTTTAACAATGCTAACTTTGACAATCCTCTTGATCCAAATGTGCTGGCAAACTTTAATGCAGCGCGTAATGCATCTGCAAGAATAGAGATTGACGGATTGCAGATCATGAAAGGTGTTTTGCGCTTACTTGAGATTGTACATATTGACGGAGCAATTGAGTATGAGTGCGCATTATTTGGTGAATTAGGCGGATTTATAAATGCGCTTGGCAATAAAAGACTTGAGAAATTAGATTTTAGTGCTTATGATCACACATACTCTTATGCAAATATTGTGGCAAGCTGGGATACTAGTGGCAGCACTGGTTATTGCTATCCTTTGATTGACTATGGCAATGTAAGCACTGACAAAGTAAATTTCCAATATAAGACATTTAAGCCAGCATTATTTGTGCGTGAATATCTAGATAAAATTTTCACTGGCAGTGGCTATACTTACGAATGCGATTTGTTTAATACTAGCGATTTTAGAAAGCTAATTGTGCCAAATAATTCAAAGCAACTTACAAAAGAAACAAGCGAAGTTTTAAGATTAACAACAAATGTAGGTCAATCTTTAAACGAGTCTACCAGTGTTGATTTTGTAAGCTATGAAAATAAAAATGGCTCTTTATTTACTGCTGCTAGTGGTGATACTGCATTTATATATAATGGCACAAACCCTTTAACAACAACTTTGTCAGTAGAAATATTAGGTGAATATTCTTTAGCAAGAGGTGCGTTTTCATTATCAGTAACAAAAAACGGAGTTGCAATTTCTGGATCTAATCAAATTTATGATGATACTGATAGCTTATATTACAATAAAACATTATCAGTAAGTCTTGTAACAAATGATGTATTAAGGGTAAGATCAACTGGATCACTTGAATCTGGCGATTTTATTGATGTAGATACAAGCTTTGTAAATGTAATTAATAACGTAGCAACTTTATCAAATGTAGAATTAGGCGATGCTATGGTGATCAATGATACAATTCCAAAAGGTATATTTCAAAAAGACTTTGTGACATCAATCATGAAAATGTTTAACTTATTGATTATTGAAGATAAATTTAAAACAAATCATCTAGTAATCAAGCCTTATGTTGACTTTTATACTGGTACGATTGTTGATTGGAGTGAAAAGCTAGATCATAGCAAAGCAATTAAGATCAAACCAATGAGTGAGATCAATGCTAGATATTACAATTTTAAATATAAACAAGATAATGATTTTTACAATGAGGACTATCGTAAAAAATTTAATGAAGGATATGGTGATATTATTTATGATAATGGCCTTGAATTTGCAAAAGATACTGAAAGCGTTGAAATAATATTTGCATCATCGCCTTTATTTGGTACTGCATCAACTGACAAAGTTTTCCCAGCTATTTATAAAAAATCCGACAATAATAGCAAAGAGGATCCTATGGATCACGTTGTGCGTATTATGCAGATTAACAAAATTAGCAGCATTACAAGTTGGAGCATCTTAAACGGAGCCACTAACTTAGGATCAAACACTGCGTATTTATTTGCTGGGCATTTAAACAACCCAACAACACCAACTATTGACATAAATTTTGGAGCGCCTCAGCAATTGTTTTTTAACTTGACAAGTGGTGATTTAAGTTATAACTTATTCAATGTTTATTACTCGCCATATATGGCAGAGATCACCGATAAAGATAGCCGTTTATTAACTGGCTTTTTTGATTTAACGGAATTAGACATTTACAATATAGATTTTGCAAAGTATTATTTTATTGATGGCGGACTTTATAGACTTATAAAAGTGTATGATTATAGTCCAGAAAATTATGATACTACAAAGGTTGATTTGTTAAGAGTCATTGATGCAGTTGGTACTGATTTTGTACCATCTACAACAACAACAACTACTACAACTAGTACAACAACTACAACTACAACTTTAGCTACTTTTGTCGCTTCTTATAGCATGACAAGTGCTTATGATGTATGTAATGTAGTATGTCCAAATCCAGCGCGTCCAGTTGAAACATTTACTATTTTGGCTGGTGGTAACACTTTATGTACTGCAACTAAATTGACAAGTACTTTAATTGCAAATGGTACAATAACTGGCAATTTCTGGTTAAGCGAATGTACTGGCACTAGCAGAGGATTTACTATTATTATTGAAGGTGGTCAATTTGTAGCAGTATGGACAGAAGAGACATGTCAAACATGCCCAGATGTTACTACAACAACAACTACAACAACTACTAGTACAACAACAACTACTACAACGGCTCCGCCAACAACAACAACTACTAGTACAACAACAACTACTACAACGGCTCCGCCTACAACAACAACTAGTACAACAACTACTACAACAACGGCTCCGCCAACAACAACTACTACAACAACAAGTACAACAACAACTACTACTACTTATGCTGCAATTACATTAAGTGCAACACCGGGTTGTAGTGGTGGTGAGGGTACAGGTACAATAACTGCTAATGGGTTTAGCGGAGGCACTGAGAGTTTTGAGTATATTGCAATAAGTTCTAGTTCAAGTAGTGATGCGCTTAGTAGATTAGACAATTCAGCAACTAGAGACTTTTTAGGAGGTGCTACTGAATATACATATAATATGCTTGCAAATGCAACATATTATGTGGCAATTATGGATGATCTAGGAAATAAAGGTGTAAGCTCCGGAGCGGTTGTAAATTGTGTTACTACTACTACAACAACAACTAGTACAACTACAACAACTACAACGGCTGCGCCTACAACAACAAGTACAACAACTACTACAACAACGGCTGCAACTACAACAACTACAAGTACAACAACTACTACAACTACTTTAGGTTATGCTTTTGTTGATATTGCTAACAACACGGCTGGTACTGACATTACAAATATAACTGTTGGCGGAGTGCAAGTAGACGGAGCAACATTCCCAATAGTAGCGGGTGACGGCGCAAGTGCTACAACAACTGAAACCGGTGCATCTAAAACCATAGTTGTATCTTACACAAATATAAGCAACGATTCTGTTGAGGTTATAGATACTGATTCTAATCTTACTTGTATTAGTGCAACGTCAACAAGTAGATCCTTTGCTGGACAAGTTGTAAGCGACGGCGGTACATTATCAATCCAAATGTTTGACGGATCATGCTAATAAAAAAAACAATATGATATACATTTGCACGCAACCTAAGATAGTTTATTACGCATGGCATTTAGAAGTTATGCTCACCAACTTTAAGTCGGTGGGCATACCAGATGATAAGATACATGTCTTGTTATCTGTTAGTAAAGATCAAAACGATAAAACTAACTGGCCAGAGACTACTGCTATGTATGAAAGATTAAAAGAGAAATTTAACACAATAGCTTTTTTTGAGTACAAGGATACTCGTGTGATGCCTACTTACATCCCTAGTGTGATTATGAATGCAGTCAAGCAGCACTATCAAGCTTATCCTTATTTGCAGATGGAAAATGTATTTCTGCATGACTGCGATATGATATTCACAAAGCCGGTAGATTTTAGCGATCTTGAGCAAGATGATAGTTGCTATGTTAGCGACTCAAAAAGCTTTATTTGGAGCGATTATATCTTAGAGAAAGGCCAAGACCTTTATGAGGATATGTGCGACATTGTTGGCTTAGATTATAGCATACCAATAAAGCACAGATTACATAGCGGCGGATCTCAATACATTTTTAAAAATACTGACTATAAATTCTGGCAAAAAGTTGAGAGCGATAGTGTGGCTTTGTTTGATTATTTCCAAAAGAGTGAGCCATTAAGAGTGCAAAAAAATCCTAGTTATTACGGCATCCAGCAGTTTACTGCCGGCATGTGGGGTATGCTTTGGAATTGCTGGTATCATGATCTTGATGTAAAAATAACAGATAGGCTTGATTTTTGCTGGGGTACTGATCCAATTGAGAAATGGAGCAAGTGCGACATTTTTCACAATTCTGGTGTCACTTATGACATCGGGAAAAATCATAATATATTTTACAAAGGCGCATACACAGACAAGTTGCCTTATGAAGATGTGATGAATACGGAATACAATGAGACCTTTGGATCATTTAATTATACTAACCTAATAAGACAAGTTGCACAAAACACTTGTTTAAAATAATATAGAATGGCAAGTAAAAACACAACAATTGCGGCCGAGATACAAATAAATACTAAGTATTCGGGTAAGACTTTAAAGGATTTAAGGACAGACTTAAAAGGTTTAAAAGATGATCTTGAAAATGCAGAGTTTGGATCTCAAGAGTTTAATAGACTAAATAAAGAGATTGATGAACTGCAAGGTCATTTAAACGGCACAACAAAAGCTGCTGCCGGATCTGTTAAGGAATTAAAAGAACTTAAAAAACAATTAAAAGAAACTGCCGCCGGATCGGATGAATTTAAAAAGTTATCTGCACAAATTAGAGATGTTGAGGATGGATTGGAAAATGCAAAAGCTGGTGCGAATGACTTTGCTGGTGCATTAGAGAATGCAGACGGCCCAGTTGGTATGCTTGGAAAGGGCATAAGGCAATTAGAGATTGCAACATCTTCATGGGGTGCTGCATTAAAAGCGAGTGGGATTGGATTGCTTGTTGCGTTGGTAGCTGGTCTTGCTGCTGCATTTGCAAAGAATGAAGATGCAATGAAAAAACTTGAGCCTATTATGACTCAGTTTGGTAGGATCTTAAATGGCATTTTAGGTGCAATGCAGCCTATAATAGATGGCTTTATTAATCTAGCAACTAAGGCATTGCCTTATGTCGCAGATGCATTTAGAGTGGCTTATTCTGCTTTAAGTTCATTCTTGCAAGGTATTGGCATGGTTGGATCGGCAGTTAAAAAGTTTATAAGTGGTGACTTTGCCGGTGCGTGGGATGATGCTAAAAAATCTGTCACAGAATTTGGTACCAGATATGAACAAGCAAACAAAGGATTTATTGCTGGCGCTAAAGAGTTAACTGACACAGAAAAGGCAGAGCAAGCTAAAAGATTAGCTGATCAAAAAGCAGCAAATGAAAAGGCAGCAGCCGAAAGAAAAGCAGCAAAAGAAAAAAGAGACGCAGAAGAGAAAGCAAGACTTGAGAAAGCAAAAGCAGATGCAAAGGCTTATGAAGATTTTGACACTGCTTTACAACAAAGACTTATTGAACTTGATGATGAAAGAAAAGAAAAGGCAAAAAAACGAACAGAGGAACTATTAGCAAGTCAAGAATTATTTAACAAATTTTACAATGATCAACTTGTAAAAATAAAAGAATTAGAGCAACAAAGAGAGGATACAACTTTTGCAACAAATATAGCAATTCAGCAAAGCTGGGCAAATTTAGGAACTAGCATTGCGAATACTATTGGCAATCTTAGTGGCGCTTTAAAAGATGGCAGCGACTTGGCTAAGGCTTTTGGTATTGCTCAAGTTGCAATATCTACTGCTGCATCAATAGGATCAATTTTACTAAGTGGCAAGCAACAACAAGCAGAATACAATAAAGCTATTGCAGCCGGTAATGCAACAATCGGAATAGGTATTGCAAATGCATTTATTCCGGGCATGCAAGGTCTAGCAGCCGGCCAGATATTATCTGGTAAAGCAGCAGTAGGATCGGCAATTGCTGGTAAAGCAATATCTAAAACAAACACGGCAGCACAAGTTATTGCAGCCGGTGTTGCTGGTGCTGCACAAATAGCAGCAATCTTAGCAAGTAAAAAATCAGTATCATCTGGTAGTGTTGGCGGTGGTGGTGATAGCAATAACAATGTATCAATATCACCATCTGCACCATTAATGCCAAGCGCGTCAACAACAACCTTAAATCAAGCACAAGTAAACCAAATGGGTAACATGGCTGCAAGAGCGTATGTTATAGAAAGTGACATAAGCGGCAATCAAGAAAGGATCACAAGATTAAACAGAGCCGCTAGGATCAGCTAAAAGTACCTAAACGGCATTAAAAATATTTATTAAGTATGAACTTACCTATATACGAATTAAGAATACAAGAGGATCTACAAGATGATGCTGAGGTATCATTTATTGCTCTTGTAGATAAGCCAGCAATTCAGCGTGACTTTGTAGCTTTTAGTCAAGATTTTATTGATCCAAGTAAAGGCGAAAGACAAGATGAGTTTTTGCCTAGATGTATTAGCTATGTGATCAATGAAGGTAAAGATAGTGAGCAAGCAGTTGCAATTTGCAATTCAATCTGGGATCAACACTTTGCAAATGATAAGCCAAAGTTAAATTTTGCAATCCAAGATGAAGATAAGCATATCATATCTGGCCCGATCATGCTAGCAGATAAGCCAATATATCGCAACAATAAAAAGTTTGGCGAGCATTTTGTGACATTCCCAGCAGACACAATTAAAGATATTGCGATCAAGTTTAGCAAAAAAGGGTATCAAGACAAAGTTAATTTGATGCATGACAAGTCAATGACTTTGGATGGTTTAATTATGTTTGAATCATTTATAGTTGACAAAGAGCGTGGCATACAACCAATGAAAGGATTTGAAGATGCAAAAGATGGCAGTTGGTTTGGTAGCTTTTATGTTGAGAATGAACAAGCATGGCAGCTTATAAAACAAGGCAAAGTAAAAGGATTTTCAGTTGAGGGATTTTTTGAATATCCAATAGAAAAAAAGGAGCCAACCTATGCAGAGCAAAAGCTTGCAGAGTTGGCGGAGTTATTAAAAGTACCTTTATCAATTAAATAATATATATAAAGTATGAAAGACGCACAAAACATTCTAGAGAAAGTATCTTTGTTTTTCGCTGAATTAGTGAACAATGAAGATATGCCAATGCCAAGCGGCGAGCCTAAAGCAGAAGTTAAGATGATGGAAGCTAAGTTGAAAGACGGCACTATTGTTGAAGTTACTGAGTTAGCAGTTGGTGGCATTGTAACAATTGCTGGAGTACCAGCACCAGTAGGTGAGCATGAACTTGAAAGCGGTGATGTTATCGTTTTAGGCGATAATGGAGCGATCATGGAAATCAAACCAAAGAAACAAGACGAGGTATCAGTAGAAGTTGAAGTACCAGAAGTTGAAGATATGAGCGCAAAATTTGCTGCTTTTGAATCTGCAACGAATGAAAAATTCAGCGCATACGAAAACAAGTTTGCACAATATGAGGCTAAATTAGGCCAAGCAAACAAAGTGATTGAAGGCTTAATGCAGATCAGCAAGATGTTGGTTGAAGCGCCTCAGTCAGCACCTGACGCTGGTGTTAAAACAAGCAACAACTTTGCAGAAGCTAAAACAGATGCTAAAGCAGAGTTTGATAAATTTTCAAAATCAATTTGTTCATAACTAAAAATTAAATAAAATGGCATTAGCATTTTCAAGCATTGCAGCATACACTAAACAAGAGATTGCTCCATTGTTAACAGAAGCAGTTTTCTCTGCAAAGACTCAGTCTTACATCAAGGCTGGTGGTATCTTATTACCTAAAACAAAATCAAGCGTTAAAGTACCTAAATTGGCTACAAACGCAAATTTCCAAACAGATTCTTGCGGATGGAATCCAAGTGGTACAACTACTTTGTCTCAAGCTGAGGTAGTAGTTGGTAAGATCAAAATCGAAGAGACAATCTGTCCTAAAGATTTTGAAGCTTATTTCTCTCAAGAAGCTTTAAAAGCTGGATCTACTTATGAAGATTTCGGATGGGCAGAGTTTCAAACTAAGTTCACAGAGCAAAAGAATAAGATGATCGCTAAGCAATTAGAAGTTGGAATCTGGCAAGGAAATACTGCTAGTAGCAACCCGAATCTTTCTCCATTTGATGGCCTTATTAAGTTGATCGATGCTGGTTCTCCAGTTGACGCAAACGTATCTGGTTATGTATCTGGTGGCCCTATTGCAACAATCACTGCTGCTAACGTAGTAAGCGTATTGAATGCAGTTTACAAAGCTATCCCAGTTGAAATCATTGATGCAGAAGATTTAAAAGTGATGGTAGGTAATGATGTTTACAGATTAGCAGTTTTAGCTTATCAAGCATTAAACCTTTACAACTACAAAGTAGATGGTGATGCAAATCAAACTTTTATTATCCCGGGTACAAATGTTGAATTAGTAGCGGTTAATGGTTTAAATGGTACTGGTGACATCTACGCAACAACTTTGTCTAACATCGCAATGGCGTTTGACTTAGAAGCAGAAGAGGAAAACTACATGATCTGGTACTCTAAAGATAACAATGAAGTTCGTTACAGAGTAGCTTTCAAATTAGGTGTGAACGTAGCTTACACAACTTTATGTGTTAAGTTTAAGTCAGCAATCTAATTAAATAAATAACCAAAGAAAGGCGGTGCAATAAACGCCGCCTTTTTTTTAAACTTTTTTACTATGCCATGCGCAATCACTAGCGGTTTCGTAATCGACTGCCGCGAAAATATCGGAGGCTTACAAGCCGTATTTTTAGCCGAGTTCGGCAATATTTCTGGCGTTACGGAAGTAAGCGGTTTAGTTACCGGCATTACTAAAGTAGCTGGAAAACGTTTTTACAAGTTTGAGGTGCCAAGAGCAACCGCAAATACAAGTTCAAATGCAACTGCATCCGAAGAGAATGGATCAGTATTCTATACCCATCAAGTAGTATTCCCTTTAAACAAGAGAGACTCTACAACTGCAAACATTGTGAGAACATTAGCTAAAAATAAGCTAGTTGCAGTTACTTTAGATATGGATGGAGTTTATAGAATGTACGGACAAGCAAATGGCCTTTACTTAGCATCTACTGAAAGTGGATCTGGTACTGCTGCCGGCGATCGTAACGGCTACAACATCACATTGACTGGTGTTGAAAAAGATGATTTTTTACAAGTGTCCAATGCAGTAGGATTGGCTCTTGAGACTGCTGGGTAATTTTACCATAGTAGTACTTAATTATGCCCTACCTACTTTGTGTGGGTAGGGCATTTTAATTTTAATAACATGTTGCATATATACAAAGGCATTGACAATAATTTAATATTCACCGGCTTAGAATTGGCAACAATTTCCAACCCGAAATACTTGTTTATTTTCACAAGTGCGACAGATAATTGTGTTACATTTGTAGGAACAAACATAAGCACAGATGCAAGATACCAGAAGGTACTTGTTTTAAAGTCTGTATTTGATTGCAAAGAGAGTGGCACTTGGAGGTATAAGATAAGAGAGCAAGCAAGCGCAACTAACACTAAAGAGAGTTTGAGCGGTGCGATAGTAGAAGAGGGATTTATGTATTTACATGACGAAACCGATTGTCCTCAACCAGAGTACAACGAGCAAGATAACGAATTTAAAACTTATACAAGTGAGCAATAAATATCAATTAATAAACATTCAGTTTGATCAAGCGCAGCAGCCTAGATTTGAAGAGAAAAAAGGCAAAAATTATGTTGAGTTTGGTGCAAAAAACAATTATCCAAACTACTTAATTGAGTTGTATGGTGAGTCACCTAAGCATGGAGCAATTGTAAAAGGCAAAGTCAATTATATATTTGGCAAAGGCTTTGAGGGTGTTGAGCAAAAAGCTAATTCTCAAGGTGAGACTTGGAATCAAATCATGAAGCGCTCAATCTTAGATGATGAGTTACAAGGTGGCTATTACTTACAAATCATTTACAATGCTTTGGGTAAGATCAAAGATGTATTTCATATTGAATTTCAAAAGGTAAGAGCAAGTAAAGACTTGCAAACATTCTATGTTAAAAATGACTGGACTGCTAGCGACTTTAAAGAAAAAGCAAGAGAGTACCCAGCATTCAATCCAAACGATCCTAGTGGCCCACAAATATTTTTTGTAAAGCAATACAACCCTAAAAGCGATGTATATCCTTTGCCGAGTTATTTCCAAGGCTTGAACTATATTGAGAGTGACATCCAAGTAAGCAGACACATTTTAGGAAATGCAAAGCACAACTTTGTAGCTACTAAATTGATTAACTTTAATAACGGACTACCTCAAGAAGAGGAGCAGCAAGAAGTTGAGACAGACTTAAAACGTAAGTTTGCAAACCATGACGGCGATCGTGTGGTGATTGCATTTAACCCATCAAGAGAGAATGCAGTTGACATTGTAAACTTAGGTGAGACAAGCTTAACAAAAGAAGATTTTACCAATGTCAATAATTTAATCATGCAAGAGATTTTTTCTTGTCATCAAGTTACAAGTCCTATGTTATTCGGTATCAAGACAGAGGGCCAATTAGGTGGCAGAAGCGAGATCCGCGATGCTTACCAGATATTCCAAAATACTTATGTAAATGAGCGCCAGCAAGAGCATGAGCAAACATTTACTAAATTAATGAATTTAGCCGGCATAGAGGGCGAGTTTAAGATCGTACCAGTTGAGCCGTTAAGCTTTGAATTTAGCGAGGCAGTTATGTCAGCTAACATGACAAGAGATGAGATCCGTGAGAAATTAGGATTGCAAAGTTCGGTTGTAACAGATGCTAGTGGTGTAACTACACAACCAGTACAAGCAAACGCAACTTTGACTAACTTAAGCGGACGCCAGCACCAAAACGTGATGCGCATTGTGCGTCAATTTGGATCTGGTAAGATCAACAAAGCGCAAGCAGCGTTAATGTTAAAGAATGGCTTTGGCTTTACAGACGCAGATGTTGACACTTTCTTAGGCATTGATGATGATCCGTCAACAGAGCAAGCTTTTGCATCTATGCAAGATGACTTATTATTGAATGAGTTTGCATCATGTGGTGATAATGTAGAAGATTTTGAGGTAGTAGAAACGCATGACGCTAAAGGTTATCAAGCTTTTGCAGATGAGGAAATCAATGTACTTAAAGCAAATGTCTTAGATTTAATTAGCAAAGACAAGCGTGTGACACCAGAGGTGATGGCAAAGGTATTAAATAAAAGTGTTGAGCAAATAGATAATGCGCTTGAGGCGCTAAAGCTTGAGGGGTACTTAGTCCAGACTGGAATGGAAATAAGTATTTTAGCCCCTAATTACACACCAGTAGTGAGAAAATTGACTCAGCCTTTAAGCAAGATTCCGGGCGGTGACAAGACAACTAAGACCGAGGTGTTGCTAAGATATACTTACTCTGGGCCAGAGGATAGTAAAAATAGACCATTTTGCGCAAGAATGTTGCAACTGGCTAAGACTAAACTTTGGAGCCGTAGCGACATAGAGAATATTAGTGAGCGTTTAGGTTATTCAGTTTGGGATCGTAGAGGCGGATGGTTTACAGAGCCAAATGGCAACCATAGACCATATTGCAGACATAGATGGCAAGTTAAAATAGTAACTAGAAAAAAATAAAAAATGAGTTTAAACATACTTTTTATAACAGAAACACTTGTCAAAAGTCGCACCGCTATAAGTGATGCGATTGATGGCAAGCAAATCTTGCCAGTGATCAAGCTTGCTCAAGATAAGTTTATATTGCCGGCTTTAGGATCTGGACTTTACAACCGCTTGCAAGAGGGTATTGATATTGGCAATTTAAGTCAAAATGAAAAGAACTTGCTTGACAATTACATCACAGATACTTTGTTATGGTTTACAATTGGAGAGATGGTGATCAGCACTAGCTTTCAATTCTTTAGCAAAGGCGTGTTGCAGAAAGGTGCAGAAGAGAGCAACAACCCATCTAAGGGCCAGCTTGAGTTATTAGAGCGCAAGTACATGAGCAATGGTGAATTTTACAAGCAAAGATTGATTGACTATTTGAGAGAGAATAGCACCATGTTTGAGCAATACTTACAATATGGCAACGGCTTTGATGCTATTGCACCACAGATACAAGCTTACACATCTCCTATATTTTTAGGCAGAAGAGGTACTACACGCAAAGTAAGCAATCTTGATTTGCCTTATAATTTTAACAATCCTTATGAAGATACGCAGTTATAAACGCGAGTTTGTTGAGCGAGTAAAAATGAAATTTAATGACATACAATCAAGTAATAACGGAACTAAAAGCAATACTGGCAACGCATGCGATGATAAAAAGCATAAAGAATGCAACGCCAAGAGAGTGGCTATTCGCAGATAGTCAGCCAGTGTTTCCTATTGCTTGCTTAGCAATTAACAACGGATCTCTTAACGTAGGCCGTGAGCAAGTCTATAATATCACTTTATGGTTTCTAGATAAGGCTGGAGTTGAGGGTGAATTTGAACAAGATGTAACTAGCGATCAGTTGCAAATATGCGCTGACATTATTAGCAAGTTAAGGAATGGTGCAAACAACTGGCAGATTGATGACAATATAACATATAATTTAATACTAGATAAGTTTGAGGACTATTTGAGCGGTGTTGAGGTAAGCTTTAACATGATCACTTATTCCGATTACGATGCTTGTGATATACCATTAAACCCATAATAAAAATGAGTTGTAATTCTACAAGCGCTGACTTAAGGCCGGCGCAATACAATGTAAAGATTTGGCGCAATGATAGCTGGGCGCAGACCTTTGCTTTACTAGCAGACACTACGCCTATTGACTTGAGCGGTTGCACTATTTTAATACAAGTAAGACCAACGCCAACAAGTAGCGTGGTGGCTTTAACCTTATCTACTGCAAATAGTAGCATAAGCATTGGAGGTATAAATCGCAATCAAATTACTTTAAACAAAATTGTAGATGTGGCTGCTGGCACTTATGTCTATGATATGAATGTGACATTCCCTAGCGGCGAGGTCAAAACATATCTTTGGGGTAATTTTATTGTTCAAGAGGATATATCTAAAGTGTAAAAAAAATGGAAATAATAAACGTAACGGACGAGATCATAGAAATAAATGTAACCGAAGAGGTTATAAACATACAAGCACCGACTGGTGCTTATCCTTTTCCTAATGCGGTAAATTCCGTATTTGGTAGAGTCGGTAACGTAGTAGCTCAAGAAGGCGATTACACCTTAACTCAATTAGGGGATGTAACTATAACCTCACCTACAAACAATCAAGTTCTAAAGTACAATGGCACTCAATGGGTAAATGGGACTGATACAGACACAGGATTGACTTCGGTAGGATTATCTATGCCAAGTGCTTTTAGTGTCGCTAATAGCCCTTTAACGGCTAATGGAACGCTATCAGTAACAGGAGCAGGTGTCGCTTCGCAATATATTAGAGGAGATGGTACTTTGGCTAACTTTCCTACATCTGGAGGTGGTGGAAGTTCTGTTTCTTATTATTTAAATGGAAGTATTAATCAAGGTACAATAGGCGGTGTTACTTATTATGAAATGAATAAAGTGCCAGTGATAGGTGCTGGAACTGATTTT